TGAAAACGGCGCGAAGGAAAGCGAGGAACGCTTCCTCGCTCAGGTCGTCGTGTAGGATTGACCCGGCTGCGCCCTCGTAAGCGACGTTGTAAGGGGGATCAGTCCAGACCACGTCTGCCCCCCCCCAGCTGCCGATCGCGGCCCCGTAGGCGCCGGAATTTGTGCTGTCGCCGCACACAAGCCGATGCCGCCCGAGAAGCCACACATCGCCGGCCTGGGCTACTGCGCGGGCCTCAACTGCAGGTGTCGCGTCCGGGTCCTTGCCCTCGGACTCAGTGGGGCTGAGGTCTAAAAGCTCGCCCAGCTCTTTGTCGTTGAAGCCGAGAAGATCCAGGTTGAAGTCTTCAGACCGGAGCGCATCCATCTCTAGCGCCAGGATGGAGGCGTCCCATCCGGCATTGAGCGCCAACTTGTTGTCGGCGATGACGTAGGCGCGCCGCTGCGCCTCGCTGAGATGCGAGAGCCGGATGCACGGCACCTGTTCGAGCCCCAGCGCCTGGGCGGCCATGACGCGTCCGTGCCCGGCGATGATGGTGCCCTGCCCGTCGATGAGCACCGGGTTGGTAAAGCCGAACTCGCGGATGCTGGCGGCGATTTGCGCGACTTGCTCAGCGGAGTGCGTGCGGCTGTTGCGGGCGTAGGGCACCAGGGAGCCGGTGGCCAGGTGTTCGATGTGCTGCGGCATGTTTGTGGCGGTGCTCACGCGGCGCGGTCCTGTTGTGGGGTGGTGATGCGCTGGAATTGCCGGGCCAGTTCGTGCAGTTGCTGCTCGACGGCGTCGGCGATGAGGGCGCGGCAGCGGGCTTCGTCGGCCTCGGCGGCGAGGTCGCTGGCGAGGATGTCGGGCAGGCCCTCCAGTTGGCTGCGCAGGGTGGTGACGGCGTCGGCCAGGGCGGCCTCGACGTGGGCGGCTTCGAGCAGCTTGCCGATGGCGTGCTCGTATGCGCGCTTGGCTTCCATTGCCAAGTATTTTTCGCGGACGGCGCGGGCTGCCTGGTAGCTGTTGCCGACGCGGGGGTCGTCTTGCGCCGCTGTGGCGCCCGCTAGCGCTTGCGGGTCGTGGCCGGGGGAATGGGTGCCTTCGCCCCTCGCGGCGGCGTGTCGGGCCGCTACGGCGGCTTTGTCGGGGCTTTTGGTTTGCTCGATGCGTTCGAGGCTTTCGCGCACACGGATTTGCTTGCCGTCTTCGGCCAGGACGAGGCGGCCGTCTTTTTTGAGTTGGTGGACGTAGCTGGGCTTGAAGCGCGCGATGCGCGCAAAGGTCGCCGGGTTGGCTAGTTCGGGTAGGTCAACCATCTACCACCACCTTTTTTTTAAGACGTGAGGGGGTGATGAATGACGCGCGCGCGATGTGCAGGGTGTGCGGGGTGTGTGCAGGCGTTTGTGCAGGGTGAAACGTATATGGGACGCGCGTTGTGCAGGGTGTGCAGGGTGCGCGCTACTTTCCCGCGTGAGGCACGTTGATGATGCGCACGCATGGGGGCGCACTCGCGCGCACGGGAAACTGGCCGAAACCCCTGCACACCCTGCACAGCCTTTGATTTCATTGACTTTTTGCTGCACAAACTGCCTGCACTGTGCAGCCGCGACCCTGCACAAACCTGTTTTGTTGGTGGTTTCGGTCATGGCTGGGTGCCCTTCCAGTGCGTGAGACCAGCCCGAAATTTTTGGACGCACTCGCCCAGCCATGTGGTTTCGGCCACGCCCGGCGGTTGCTCTGCCCCTGGCGGGTAGACGACGGTGACCGGATGTTTGCTGACGCTGCCGAATTCGGTGAGGTAGCGCTTGCGGGCTTTGTCGCAGCGGTGCTTCATGCGCAGCACGTCGATGAGGCGGTTGCTGGCGGCGGGTTTGCTGCCCTGGAGCAAGGTCCAGTGCCGGTAGGCGCTGTAGAGGTCTTCGCTGTGGGCGGGCACCAGGGGCAGGTCGGGTATCTCGCCGGATGACCATTCGTGCCAGAACCGGCTGGTGCTGTCCATGCTGGCGCTGATGAGGTTGCGCTTTGCGCGTGTCATCGGCGGCTCGGTGGCGCTGGTGAATCCGTCGAGCGGAATGGACAGCAGGTAGTGGTGCAGCGCTTCGATGCCGCCGTTGTGTATTTGATGGACGACGCGCTCGTAGAACGGTTTGTCGAGTTTTTCGGGTGTCCAGACGACGCAGTGGCGGCGGTCGTCTTCTTCGATGACGGTGGGGATCACTTCGTTGCTGAGGAACACCAGGTTGACGTGATTGCGTTCGTCCCACGCGCCCCTGTTTTTGGGGTTGATGCGTATCCAGTCGCCGGTGATGAGGCTTTTCAGCTTGTTTTTGACGTGGTAGAGGTCGGACCGGGCGACGACTTCGTCGGCGATCAGGAACAGCTTTTTACTGGCCCAGTCGTTGAATTTGTCTTCGATGGCGGTCTGGTCGATGACGCCGCCGTACTGGCCGTAGGCGCGCATGAGTGCCTCGAAAAACTGGCTTTTGCCTGCGCCCTGGCCGCCGTGCATGACGATGGCGCTTTTCATTTTGGCGCCGGGGTTTTGTAGTGGGTAGGCGATCCACTTGAGCACCCAGTCGTACAGCTCGTCGGGGTCGTCGTCGCGGCTGCAGAGGTAGCGCAGCATGTCGAGTATGAGGCCGCAGTCGCCGGCCTTCGGCGTTGTGGGCCAGCCGCTCCAGAGGTTGCATGTGATGTTGGGGTCTTCGCCCGCCGGGTCGAACCCGACGTTCTTGAGCCGGACGACGCTGCGGTCGGGGTGCTCGCTCCAGGCGCGGTGCAGTTGTCGGGTGAGGCAGATTTCGCGCATGTCGCTGACGCCGACGAGGATGTGTTCCTGGTGGTCGAAAACGGTCCCGTCCTGCCCGTACACCAGGCTGTAGCGGTCGAGCAGCTCTTCCAGGCTTGCAATGATGCCGAGCGGCGCTTCCCCCCCGCCCCCGTTGTTCGCAGGTTCGGCCGCGCGCGACGCATCGGCGGTGCGCCAACCCAATTGCTGGATGCGATCCTCGACGAGCCGGCGAACGGCTTGCAGCCCGTCGGTGACGTGCAGGTCGTTGAAGTCGGTGAGCTTGTGGCCTTGGGTTTCGCGCTTGCGTTGCCGGGCGGGCTCGTCGGCGAACTCGGGTTTGATCCATGCGCCGGATACGTCCAGGGCGGCGGCACTGGCGGCGGCGACGCCGGGGTTGCCGTCGGTCCAGCAGTCGTCATCGGCGCAGACCAGCATCTTGGTCGACGGGTAGCGCTTGCGCAGGATGGGCGCGCAGGCGGTGAGGTTGTTGGCGTCGAAGCACACGGCAACCGGCAGGCCGGTGGCCTCATACAGAGATGCGCCTGTGGCGTAGCCCTCGCACAGCAGCAGCACGCGGCTGGGGATGCCGCCAATCAGAAAGAAGCGCCCCTTCTTGCCGAGACCAGCAGGCCAGAATTGCTTGGCAGGGCGCTTGTCGGCCTCAGCTTGTTTTGCGGTGCGGAGGATCTGCAGACCGTGGACGATGCCCAGCTCGTCCAGCAGCGGCAGCACGGCGCGGCCATTTTTGGTGTAGCGCAGGCCGTGACCGCCGATGCCCTTGGCGATCAGGTAGTCCGACTCACCATCGGGCTGCAGCAATGCCCATGCCTTGCGCGCCTTGTCGCCCGCCTGGGCCTTCTCGCGCTCGCGCTGCGCCTTCGCGCGGCGCTGGTCCTCGCGCATCTTGCGGCGGATTGCATCGATCTGTTCCGGCGAGACAGCCTCGCGCTTGAGCTCGATCTTTTGCGCGTTCTGGTTGTTACCCTGCCAGATGCCGTACGTGCCCACGATGAGCAGGTCGCCCGACTTTCCGACGATGGAGTGCAGCGAGTACCAGCCGCGCTTTTCCTTGTCTCCGCCTTCGACCCGGCAGCGCCGCATGCGGCCAATCTCAAGATCGTCGACCAATAAGCCATAGGCCTGCAGCTGCGCCAAAACGTCGCTGTCGTTGGCCGCCATCAGTAACCCTGCCCCCGACTATCTACCCAACCACTGCGCCCATTAGCACCCGCGTGGCCCTTGGCCCGGGAGGACCCAAACAGCCGGGCCTGCTGTTGCGTTGCGCGCTGCCGCTCGATGCGCATGCCACGCAACGACGCGCGCGCCTTAAAACCCTTCGGGGGGTGCGGGGTTTCGGTGATCATCGCGGGCGCGCGTAGTGCTTGCGTTCGCGCTCGGCAGCGGACACGCAGTGGACGCAGTGCGGCACGCCGGGCATCGCGGCGCGGCGCTTGGCCGGTATCTCATCGCCGCAGGTCCAGCACCACGGGTCGTTGGACAACGGTGCCTTTATGGGCTGCACCTGGTTGATGAGCTCACCACGCTGTACGTCAAGCTCTTGGGCTCTGTCGATCAGGTCAGGCATCGGAGATCCCCATCGCTTCAAGTGACGACAGCAGCCCGCGCATACCCCGCATTTGCGCCTTGATCTGCTGCTGCATCTCGGCAAGCTGCACCTCGGGCGCGAGCTTGCGCGGCGTGTCGTGGCCGGTGCGACATGCGGCGTACGCCAGCCAGTGGTACTGCTGCACATGGTTGGCCACGAAGATGTGCTGATCTGCCGTGAGGCGCTCGCTCCGGTTGTCGTTGAGCGCATTCGCCAGCAACGTGTGCGCAGCGTTGGGCGTTTTGTCTGGCCATAGGGCCGCGGCCACCTCCTTCAGATTCTTGCCGCTGGCATGTATCGCGTGCTTGGTCGCCGCCTCAGACGACTCAAACCGGCACGTCTCATCGTGGCTCATTCATGGCCCTCCAAATGATTTGGAACGATTTGGATACCCATCGCGTGGGCAAAAAAAGACGATGGGCACATGAACAAAGTGCCCACAGAATCAAATAGAAAGCCCGCAGACCGAAGCCGGTGGCGGGAGGGCGCGTGCTGGCGCAGAGGGCGGAGGGGAGCGAACGCCCAACAGCACGCGCTTGGAGACCAATCAGCATTGAACGGCGTCCGCCGGTGCGGACTCAGCGGCCACCACGTAACCCAACAGCTTCCCCGCCGGGTCGCGCAGCCACTGCACCGAATCGCACAGCGACTCGGCGGGCACGCCAAGCGCTTGTTCGATGGCCATGGCGCGGTCTGGAGTGATCTTTTTGCGGCGGGTGAGCCAGTGGCTGACAAGCGCCTGAGATACCCCCAAGGCGTCAGCGACGAATCGCTGACCCTTGGCGGAAACTACGTCACGGAATGGTTGCATCGCTTGATAGTACCGGCGGTACTTCTCAGACGCAATAGTACCGGCGGTAGTGGCAGAGAAACGCCCGCGCTTTCAAAGTGCCCGCCATGATTAAGAGTGCCTCACAATCAGCGGACAAAAGCCGGAAGCGCAAGCTCACGCCGGAACAGCTGGAAGTCTGTAGCCGCCTCAAGGCACTTTTCAACACACGCGGCGCGCGTCTTGGCTACACACAAGAGACAGCAGCCGAGGCACTTGGCATTTCGCAAGGCGCAGTCAGCCACTACCTTAACAAGAGATCGGCAGTCGGCTTCGAAGCCATGTTCCGATGGGCCGAACTACTGCAGGTACACCCGTACGAAATTGACCCGAAATTCGGGGAGACACTGCCCGCCAGTCTGCGAGCCGCTGTAGACAACATGGTGGTCGAGCAACCCTTTTATGCCGCTCACGCCCTAATCCCCCAAGTCAATGCACTCACAACCCATGAGGACAAAGGGCCTTGCAGCGGAAAAAAGCGTGACTGACACCGCGCCAGGCCAGCACTCAGTAAGGCGAATTGGCAAAGGTTTGGCAGTGGCTTTTGGGCTTCTCGTCCTAGTCATGATCGCCAACAAGAACGAGCCAACCCACACGCCCCCAGCCAAGCCAAGCAACCACAGGCACCATCAGACCACACCGCTCAACAGTGGCGAGATGCGCGTCGTCGCAAGATGGACCGCCAACACGATCACCCCCGAGCAATGCGTGGCAGCATTAGCAAATTACGAACGCGAGGCGCGGGGCGGTCAGGTCGTCATCGAGGCAATATCCAAAACCTTCGGCGGCACTTACGCACCCCACTGCGTGCAAAACTTCGAACGGGGCGGGCCGCAGATCAATGCTCACTTTTTTGATCAGTAGCAGGCGCGTCCCGTTACCCGCCACCACGACCGGCATCTGGAGCTTGCAGATCTGTCGCTGGCTCGCTGCCATCATGATTGCCACCGCACTTGCTGCGTGCGACACCTGCGACGATCAAAGCTGCTTTATCGGCGGCACATCCATCGACAACAGCGCCCCAGGTTCCACCCCGGCCGCCAACATCGCCGCAGGCGTGTATGTCGGCTCAGCAGACGTCCAAGGCGTCGGCAATTTCAGCCTCACCATGACAGCCGACGGCAATAAGCTGACCGGTCGAATGCAGCCAGGAAACCAAGTCGTCACCCTCTTCGTCGGCACGGGCCGCGCCTTTCTCGACGCAGCAAAAGGTGGCCAGCTGCAGGACGGCAGCCGCATCGCCGCCGGCCCCATCAATAACTTGTTTGTCGGCGACAACGGCACCGTATCCATGACCATCCCGTTTGCCGGGCAAGGCACTCACAGCATCAACCTACTGCGAGATGCACGCCGCTCCAATATCGACGCATCGCCAGCTCGCATCGCTGGTAGATACATCGCGACAGACGATACCGGCGTCACCTACGACATCACCGTCGAGGCCAGCGATAGCGCCACCTTTGCCGCATCCGACAGCAACGGTTGCCTATACAGGCTCGAAACCGTTTTCCGGCGAAGCCCCAACGTCTACACGGCCTCCGGCGACTTTGACCCGGCTTGTGAGTCCGGCGGCGCCAACTTCATCAATGGCGCCACCTGGAACGAACAAATCACATCAGCGGTCTGGTTTGTGGATTTTCGCGGCGACAGCTTCGCACTTGACCTGGTGAAGCGCTAAAGGGCGTCAGGCCGAATCCCTTCGAATCACGTAGTACCGCCGGTATTGACTCTCACAAATACCGGCGGTATTGTTGGCGCTCGAACAAGGAGCCGCCATGCAAGCCACCCGCCTCTCCCACCCCCTACGCGCCGCCGACTACCCACCCGGCACGCGCCTGGTCGACGTCATCCGTGACCACCTTCGGCGCGGCTACCGCATCCGCAACACCCGCGCCGGGCTCATCGCCATCCGGGCGAAGGCGGTGCGGGGATGAGCGCGGCGCTGCAATTCCCGCCGGGATCAAGGGTGAGGGTGTCGCCCAAAGGCTGGGCGGGCGTCATGCCCGTTGTGAAGATTTTCCTTCCGAACGGGCAGCTCGCCGCAATCGGCTACTTCAACAACAAGGCGAATCAGGTTTTTGCCTGGACCTACGATCAAACTGGACTGCCAGGCAGTAAAGACATACCGGCTGAAGCGCTCGCCCAGTTCATGGGCTGGGCCAAAAAGCCTACGCCGCAGCCCAGCACTTCGCCAATTTCCATCGCCCACCTCAAAGCGCTGGCGTGCGCGCTGTTGGAGCGCCGCATCACCGACGCCGCATTGCAGGCCGAGGCGTGCCTGACGATGGCCCACGCCTGCTCAGACGAGCAGAACCCCGGCTATAACCACGGGCTGGACGTGAAGATGAGGGCCGAGGCCCGGCAAGCCTCGCGGCGCGCCTTCGCCGCCGCGGCCGAGTTGGAAGCCATCAAGGCCTTCCAGCCATGAGCGCGCCCGCCTACCTCATCTGCACCGACGTGAAGGCCTACAACCGCGCCCAGGCGCGGGCATTGCTGGCCGATCTGCGTGCCGTGTGCCGCAAGCATGGCGCGCCCATGCGCCATCTCGACATCGTTGAAGTGCTGCCACCGCCCGGTCCGGGCGACTTGTTCGGCGCGGCCTGGCGATGGCTCACCAGCGTGCGGCCGCTGCGCATCAGACTGGACCTGCGGGGGCTGCTATGAGCGCCACCGTGTTTTACAGCCTGTTCGCGCTCGGCTACATCGTTGTAGCCGGTGTCTACGTGATCTGCGGCGCGCGGCGAGAGACCCGGGCGCTGTTTGATCGGGCCCGCAGTGAAAACGCTGAGCCCGCCAGCCCCGCCAGCCCCGCCAGCCACGTCCGCATCAAGCCCTTCGCGGCCAGCGGCCAACTCAGCGCGGCCATCCTTTGGGACGGCGCCGAGATCCACAACCTGCGCATCGCCGAACTCACCGAGGCATGGCACGGGCAGCACCGCACCGTGTGCGCTGACTGCATCGACCGTGACACCGGCGAGCGCTACATCCTCACCGCCACGCGCATCAGCCATGCCGACGGCACACCGGACGTGGGCGCATGAGCATCCGCACCCGCCCCTACGGCCACCACGTCGGCAAGCCCGTGGGCCGCTGGAAGAACGGCGTGCCGTGCCGCTGCACCGCCTGCGGCCGTCGCCGCACGCTGAGCATGCCGCCCGAGCACTACTACCGGCCCAGCTACGCCAGTTGCTGCGGTCGCCTCATGCGCATCGACTGGTACCGCGCCAGCGGCGCCGAAGGGCGCGACCAGCGCTGCACGTGCAGCGGCTTCCCCGGCCAGCGTGGCGAGTGCTACCCCCACCGCCGCGGCTCCATGTTTTGCGACCACGGCCCGGCCGGGCGGGCGGGCTTTTCCGTCATGGATCAGGACAGCGCCGCGTTCGGCGAGTGGCTGCAAGCGGGCTGCCCTGAGCAACGCTGGGAGCACGCCGCATGAACGCACACACCCCACCCGCCAACGTGCCCATCGCCTGGCAGATCAGCACGCTGGAGCAAGAGCTGGCCCACAAGCGCGCCAGCTTTCCCGCCCTCATCAATCGCGGCCGCCTCAAGCCCGAGAAGGCCGAACAAGTGCTGCGCGACCTCAGCGCCGCACTTGCCACCCTGCGACGCCTCGCCGCCACCGACCCCCTGGCCACGCCCCACGGCGCCCGGCCACCACAACCCCCGCCGCATTACGCGGTTTGAATTGGAGCAACTGATGGTTGACGACAGCAGAGATCCACCGCGCCCACCGCAAGCCACGCGCGCAGCGGCCCAGGACAGCCTAGACGCCGCCCCCGAAGCCATGG